AAAAAATATTTACATTTGCCGCTGATGCAGTTGTTGCGTTATATGGAGACGATGCACCAAGTCCAGTTTGAAAATATCCAGTAGAGCCATTTATGATTAGCCTAGGATTCCCATCCCCATCAGACAGCACGATGTAGTTGTTTGCTGTGCGAATGTCTAAGCCGCCTTGGTTGCCTGTGTAAGTTCCAATGATGGTGTTGTTATATCCAGTAGTTACTGCGCCGCCAGCACCCACACCGCCACCAACACCACCGCCAATAAAGGTATTTTTAACACCAGTGGTTACCCCATAGCCAGCTTTGTATCCGACAAAAGTGTTTTCTGATGCTCCAACAATTCCGTTGTTTTGTGTATAACCCGCTTGGTAGCCGATTAATGTTGAGTTACCGCAGTTTGTTGACCCTGTATACCCCGCCTGATAACCTACAGCAGTGTTGTTAGAGGCTGTGGTGTTGGCTTGGAGTGCATCACGACCAACGGCTGTGTTGGTTGAGCCTGTTGTGTTAGAGCCTAAAGTACCATGTCCAACGCCTGTGTTACTTGCACCTGATGTGTTTGAAACAAAAGATGCTGTACCAAAAACAGAATTATATGAACCTGTTGTATTGGCTAATCCTGCATTTCCTCCAACAGCCGTGTTTTCTGCGCCAGTAGTATTTGCTTTAAGCGCTTGATAGCCTACTGCGGTACTATAAGAGGCGGTGGTGTTGGAGTTAAGCGCCGAAAATCCAATTGCAGAATTATATGAACCAGAAGTGTTGGAAGACATTGCGCTTCTTCCAAACGCCACATTGTATGAACCCGTTGTGTTTCCAGACGCAACATCATGCCCAACAGCAGTATTTTCAACACCTGTAGTGTTACTTGCTAAAGCACTTGACCCAACGGCAACATTGCGATTTCCCGATGTGTTTGACACAAGAGCAGACGAGCCAATTGCTGTGTTGTTTATGCCCGTGTTTGAACCCGCCAAAGCACTTGCACCCACCGCAGTGTTGGTGGATACAGCACCTGCGCCACGGCCTACGGTGACCCCTTGAACCGTGATGTCGCTTGTGGTGGTAAGGGTGGTGATCGTCCCGCCGCCAACAGCCATAACCCAAAGTCACAGTCACAGTGCCAGCCACTGCTGGTGCGGTCAGGGTTACAGCCCCTGATGTATCTCCATTTACAACAACGCTTGCCATATTAAATCCTTATTGAATTACCCAGCGTGAGCCGCTGGAAACAGTAACCGCCTGACCGCTCGACACGGTGATCGGCCCTGCCGACATACCTGAGAACCCTGCCGCAATTGTGTAGCTGGTAGCCACTGTTTGGCTGTTTACCACAATCCCGTTGCTTGCCACTGGCACTCTGGCCTGCAATTCACCCGTGGAGGGCTTGTACAGCAAATAGGCATTCCCGGTGTACAGGTTCTCTGCCGTGCCTGTCGTTGCCCCGGCAAACACTGGGTACAAGTTGCTTGCGGTGCTGGTGTCGTTGCTAAGAGCCGATCCACCAATTGATTTCCAAGCAGGAGATGCCCCGCTGTAGCCTTCAAACTGGTTGGTGGTACTGTTGTACCGCATCATGCCCGTTACAGGCGAGCCGGGCTGTTGCCCAGTCGTTCCCTTGCTGATCGTCAACGCACCCGTGGAGGTAAAGCTGGAGTCAGCCGTTGCGGTCAGGGTGGTAAACGATACCGCCCCGTTGGTGTTGCTGATCTTAATGAAGTCAGTGCCGTTCCATGCACAAACTGCGTATTCATTGGCAACAATGGTGACCCCGGTGGTTGGGCCTACGCCCACCAGCTTGATGCTCTGGGTGCTACCTGTCTTGTTAATGACGATGTATATCTTGGACTGAGCCGGGGCCGTGATGGTGCGGGTAGCTGTCCCGCTGGCCGTCCACAGGAGAACAGCCTGCCGTGATGTGTTGGCCGCAAGGGTTGTAGTGGTGAGCGTTACATCCGCATCAGAGGTGATGGTGGTTGTGCCTGCAATAGCCGTGTCCAACAGCGCCGTGATGCTGTTGTTGACCGTGTCGCCCCATGTGCCACTTAGCTCTCCCGTGACCGGAAGGGCCAAACCCAATAGTGATGTTGCTGCTGTTGCCATGTTTAAACCTCAAGTTACGACTTCTTCCCAAGCTGGAGTCTGTACATCTGATACATCTCCCCAGCCCGGTGTCTGCGGGTTGTTGATATTTTGCCACGAAGGTATCTGCGTGTCATCTATGATCTTCCAGTAGACGGCAATCACACTGCCCACCGATCCTGTTGCGTTTACACCTGTCAGGGCAAATGTCCTTGCCGCAATCGACATTGTTCCAACCGCCGCACTTGCTGAAACGCCTGTCAGGGAAATCGACACCTCTTTGACAACGGTTCCAACCGATCCATCCGCTTGGTTGCTGTTCAGCGGAACAATGACCCCGCCGGGGAAGCCAGATGCAAAACTCCCAGTCAGTTCAACTTGTGCGCTCTGGACAACCGTGCCAACCGCCCCAGATGCTGAAACCCCGGTCAGAGCCTTGCTTGCGCCCCCAATAACGGCTCCAACAGCCCCAGATGCTGCATTGCCCGTCAACGCCAGAGAACGAGTCCCTACCGCCACAGTCCCGTCATCGCCGGTAGCCAAGTTGCCACTCAGGGCAATTTCTTTGCCGTGGTCAACCGTTCCAACCGCCCCAGCCGCAGTAACACCAAACAGGGCAATCTCTAGGGCTGTCCCTACACTGCCAACCTCACCAAAAGCTACATCTCCATCTTCACCTTCTGATGTACTGGGAGCCATCGTCCCAACTGCACCAGAAGCTGACACGCCCGTGAGGGCAAGAATCCGATCAGGCGAGACTGATCCAACAGAGCCATTTGCCTCATTGCCTGTTGGATATACCGTCCCTCCACCCCAAGGGCCGCTACTCCATGTACCGTCACCCCAGCCAAGAGACATGAACTACCTCTTAGGTGGTAGCCAAGCGCAACAAAGCGGTTGATGTGGTGTTGGAGGGCATCGTCAAGGTGAAGGTTCCAGCCGTGATCGTCTGGGAGCCAAAGGTGTGGACACTGACCGCCTTGTTACTCTGTGTTGAGTTATAGATCAACACCGCATCAAACGCCGTGGTCAAAGTTACCGTGGTATAGGTGATTGAAGCCGAAGGAGTGAAGAAGGCTACGCCAGCGGTTGCAGAACTATTGGTTGCCGTAGGAGGAGTTGCAGCCGTTACGGCTACTCCACCCGCTGTATACCCAGTACCTGACACTTCCCCAGTAGCGGAATATGCCGTAGTTGCGGCATTGTAAGTGGCTGAAGTTAGATACAGCGCAGCTTTAAACGTGTCAGTAGCGCTAGTGCCCCGTGTGGGAGCAGTGCCAAAGTTGTGCGTTGCTGTCAGCAACTCACCCATAAACGAAGTGGTCATTGATTGTGTGTTTGCCATGATGTTTCCTTTAACCTATTGATGCGGCTTCAGCACCGGCAAAAACCGGCATTTTCTTCAACTGGACATGGGCAGAACGATGTACAAGTTCGCCCTCCAGCCAATACTCAACCCAAGTGGTCAGTTCATTGTCATTGTCCACGGTTCCTTCCCGCTTCTCAAGCAAGGAATCATCCATCTCGCCTTTGGTGGTTGTGACTATCAATTTGAACTCCTGATCAATGCTGTGGTTGATGTGTTGGATGGCATCGTGATTAAGAACGTGGTGACCGATGTTTTGTCAGACCCAAAGTCCAACACGGCCACCGATTTGTTGCCCTGGGTTGAGTTGTAGATCAAGGCGCATCGGGCCGTCAGGGCCGCTGTCCAGGATACATTGTCAAACCCTACATAGGCCGTATAGCCAGATGTGCTAACCGTGATGCCGGTCATTGTTGCCCCGCCAGCCACATAAGTGCCTGTAGCCACCACTTCATTGGTTGCCGAATACACCGTTGTGCCTTCGTTTAAACTTGCGTTGGCTGTATACAGGGCGATCTTGATCACATCCGTGGTCAAGTCATGGATGCCCTGATAAAGCTCCGCTTTGAAGCTGGTGGTTTGGGTTTGGACAATGGACATTAATTTACCTTGATCCTAGTCTGCCCATCCCGATACGCATCCATGCGCTGCTTGCCGTCACCCAAGTTCTTGAGCAAAGTAATTGCTTGCAAATACTGCGCTTGATAGAGTTCAACTAAGTCCTTCTCACCCTTCATGTAGGTGATGGCTTCAAGCAACGTCCCATACAGAAGTGCAGAGTCAAAGTTGTCGCCCAGCCAAGTGGTCGAGGCCGTCACAATGGACTCCGGGTAATAGTAGTAATGCAGTTCAGCGCCGTAAGCGCTGTTTGGTGTTGGGCCAACAATAAACGACAACTCGTTCACATTGGTAGACTGAGGGCCAAAAATGGCGTAATGCTTGGGTGTACCCGTTGTGGTGGGGTTGGGATACGCATCCCGCATGAAGTTCACATCTTTGTTGAGCAAGTAGATGTAGCTCCCCCCGCCGCTTGGATAGATAGCCAGCGAATACACAGACAAGAAATCGTCTGGGCATGACAAGTACTTATTACTAGCCGTGAGCGTTCCGGTCACGTTCTTGCGCAAGTTCGCAATCTGGACCGTGTTGTAGATGCGCTGCTCCGCCTGCTTGATCATCGTGTTCATGTCCGTTGTATTGAACGTGTTTTCACAATAATCGCTGACAGCGACTACAAGCTGGGCATAAGTCATTGCCATAAAAACCTCAACCCATCGGGCCTCTGGACATCACACCTTTGGTGGCCGCGCCAGTACCGCGCATCTTGATGCCACTGGTCTTGACTTCATCGTTGTTACCGATGCTCACGCCATCCATGGGGGTCCAATCGGCTTTACGGGGCATGGCTGCTTTGGGGCGCATAGCCACGCCGGGCTTACCGTCCATGGTGTGCGGTGCGGCGTAGACGCTGGCGGAGCCGACTTCTTTACCCATCACTTTTTTGCTGAATGTAGCCATTATTTGCTCCCAGATTTCTGGTTCATTGCACGGGAGAGGTTCTTCCCATACGTCTTACGATCCATACTGGTAGGCCCACCTTTTTTAAGTTTCAAGGCAGTACCCTTGCCACCCTTGTGTTTTTGGGCATCGTGCTGTGAGAAGGCTTTTTTGATCATAGCCTTGTCTTGTGCCATATCTTTCTTGTCCATGTCTGCTCCTAAGTTACGCTTACCGTTACTGTACCAACACTTGTGGTTGCCACCAAGTAGTTTGGCGTTAAATCCACATCAAAAAAGCTGGACCCGCCTACCGGTCTCCAGCCCCACTGAATATCCCTTGACCCGCCAGACGGAAACCCGCCCGCGTTGATACCCGAAGTCACATAAGTTGTATCTGGCCTGGGTTGACGAACCGCTTGAGGATCATCCACCGGATACATGCCCAACTGTAACTGCGGTTGGTCTGGGTCCCAGCACTCTGGGCACACCTTGATCTGGAACAGCTTGGTCTTGATGACCTCGTTTTTAAGCTGTTTGAGTTTAAAGCGTTGCCCGCACCGATCGCACTCGGCAATTGAAAACTTGCCAGAGGAGAACCGATTACCCATTACGGAGTGCTCCCCCCGATGAAGGACTGCCTTGGCACAAGGCGCAACGCGGCTTTCTCGTGATCTTCACCTGCGGCAAGGCCAAACTGCTCGTCGTAGACCGCTTTGAGCATCTCCATGCGTCCTTGCAGTTCAGGGACCTTCATCGCAATATAGTACGCCAACCCGGCGGTCACCGCTGGGAGGAAGCGGAAGTTCATGTCCGCAGTCTCCACACCCGCGCCAGCATCTTGAACACGCCGCATGCGGTAGTAGACAAATTCATAGGAGGTGGACCCATCCGGAGTCGGCCACACAGTTACAGCGGGTAGCTGGGGCACATAGACGGCTGTTGCGGCGGTGTGAGCCGCTGCCGTGGTGTTGTTTTGCCCGCGAAATATGCTGTTTAAAGTGTTTCCGTCAATGTAGCCGTAGTACATGGTCTCATTGTCCAGCTTGATGTAGCCAGATGATGCCAGTCCCACAGTCGAACTTAACGTAAGCGTGGTGGCTGTGCTGGTGATAGTGCTTGCCAACGTCAAAGTGGTCGTGCTGGTTTCACCAGACAAACGCTGAATCCAGACCTGAATAGGCCGGGCTTGGGTTAACTTGTTGGGGATTGTGGCGTAGGTAGAAACACTAATACGCGTGATGGACAAGTCAGCTTGAGTGGTGGCGCTGTTGCCGCCCGTGCGGATCACATGATCCAGCAGGTCAATAGTATCCAATGGCAGCGGATAAGTATTCAATCCCTGCACCAGCGGGAAAGACCCAGCCTCAATCGTCCACATGTTCAGACCACGATTGGCCCACTCGATGGTCATCAAGTTCATGGACCTGCGGGCAGTGCGCAGGTCGTAGCCAGAACGCATCTCACGGCCAGCCCTCTCCCATGCTTCCTCGGCAATCTCCGTGAAGTCAGGGTTAAACGATGTAGCGCCGGTTGTGGTCATCTAAATCCTGCCGTTTTCTTTGCTATTGATTTGGGTTGCGCCACAAACTGTTTACCTGCCGCCTTACCCGCGCGTTTGGCCTTGGTGGTTGCTGCGTATTCAGCAGAGGACAAAGACTTGATCGCAGCTTCTGGGAGGTACCGCTCCCCCGTCTTGGACGAAGGCTTCCCCGACTTGGTACGCCATTTCTGGTCGCCCCAGTTTTTAAGG